GATCATTCTATCAAGAATGAAATCTTCTGAGTATGAATACGCTCTAGATATAAACCCTCTAGAGGATTGTTTCATTGCTTTCCGGTTTGAGCCCCAGGGTCTCTTATCCGAGTGCTTTATTGCACTGGTGTAGAGAAACTGTTAGACTTTTCATGACAGTGCCTTAACCTATCCGACCTGATGATTGGTCGGGATAAGTACGAGAGATGTGCGAGTATCGCTTGAGTGTGAAACTCATTAGATAGGGCTCGCCCCCCGACTCTTCTAAAAGTACAATTACGTACTTATCAATCTTCTTGTGAAAAGCAAGTTATAAATCACTTTAAGCGATAAATAAATTATTTTTCACACTCAAAGAGAGATCAGATACATTATTGGCTCGATTCATCAGAATTGATGAATTAATGCCTTTTATGCGTCTGGTAGTCTGAGTGCTAAGGATCACAAAGGAAGTTCCCTTCTTTGTCCTACTTATTCAAAGAGTAGTTTACCTTTGAACGAAGTCTGGAAGAAGATTTACCGTACTCTACCTCAAAGAGGGGAGCCGGATCTTATTCCACTTCGTATCGGGTAGACCAACACTCTCTCTCCCAAAGGGAGTGAGTGTATCGGTGACAGCAAAGGGTATTCCAAGAATTATACCAAGGTCTCTGCAGCTCTTAATTGAGCAGCGAAATACTAGTATAATTCGAGGAGTATTAACCATATTTTCCTTGTACAGGGTGATATATATCCCCTCCAAAGTGAACTTGAAACCTATAACGGATTTAAGTAAAGGAGTTATCCTTCAACTTCCCGAAAGTGAAGTTAGTCTCGTTTGGAGTAGATTATTTCAACCATATGTATGAGGTACTCCGTCTTTTGGCGTCGACCTTCGATTTATATCAAAGGCCGGTCCAAACGTAAACCCCTCGTGAGCAGGTATCTTATTTGATGGATTAGCTTTGAAAACTAATTCAGTTCTTAAGTCTGCTTTTAAAGTGGTTTGCGGAAAGACGCAGGGAGGGCCGGAACTATTGACGTGACTTGATTCTTCAATTAAGTCACGTGAGGTTCGTGTGCTGGCGGAATCTTTGGGCTATGATCCTAGTAAATTTATATTAGGAAAATTAGCTGAAAAGATTGAGCCAGCAGGAAAAATAAGGGTATTCGGAATTACTGACTGATGGACACAAATGGTCCTATATCCTCTTCATTTACGAATTTTCTCTTTGTTAAAGAGAATTCCTAATGATGGGACGTTCAATCAGTCGAAACCGTTACACTTACTTAACGACATCCTTCGGGGGACCAAACGAGTTTTCTCATTTGATCTCTCACAGGCCACAGATCGCTTACCAGTAGATCTTCAAGTCCAAGTTTTATCCCAATGATATGGGGTTGAATTTGGAACAGCTTGAAAAACTCTATTAGTAGGTCGTCCATGGTACCATAAATCACAACCAGTGTTTTATGGTGTGGGTCAACCGATGGGTGCGTATTCCTCTTGAGCAATGTTAGCTCTTACCCACCATTTCCTCGTCCAGGTCGCCGCAAGGCGGTCTGGATGGAAAGGTTGGTTTCCTCATTATGCATTATTAGGAGATGACATTGTTATTGCTAATGAAGCAGTAGCAAATTGTTATCTCGTATTAATGGGTGATCTGGGGGTTGACATCTCAATACACAAATCATTGGAGTCTGATTTGGGAGTCTTCGAATTTGGGAAACGTTTAGTTTCCCCAACTTCAGAGTTCACACCTTTAGGAGCCGCTAATGTATTATTAGCGGTTCGTAATTGGTGTGCACTTCCGATGTTATTCGTAGACCTTTTTCAAAAAGGACAACAATATAGTATTCATACAGTTAAAGCTCTTATCGATTCCTCTTGTAAGTGAGGCCCTAAAGGTCTCACAAAGAGAAACCGACAATTGCTTTGACTAATAATGACGATTCCGGGTGGTATCCTTTCACAGTATTGGAAACTGATCGAGCATCAAAATGATGTTTTGAAATGTTTCTTAATAATATTAAGTGGAGGTTACCAGTCTGCTGG